CCTCCGAGCGCGAGCGGCTCCGCTTGGGGCGGCTCGACACGACCTGGGGTGTCGTCTCGGGGTTGGCGTCGGTCGGGAGACATACGGCCGCCATGAAGTCGGCCACGGCCTGAGAGACGGGGTCAGGGACGACGTACTCAGGCACGAGAGATGGACCGCCACCGATGCCAGCGACCAGCGCGCCGAAGCGCGTTGCGTCCTCGACGCTGAGGTCGTAGACCCCAGGGCCGAAGATGCCCAGGACGGGGATGACCTCCCTGGGGTTGAGTGGCTGGTAGCGGTAGAGCATCAGGCAGCCACGGAGGTCACGAGATAGCCGAGATTGGTGTCACAGACGATCTCGTCCGTGTAGCACTCACCCGCCACGAGCTTGCCCTTGGCCTTGGGGGGCTCGGAGATGTGCTCGCTGACGGCGATCGGCAGGGTGAGACCATCCATGCTGATGCCGACCGCGCCGACTCGGTCCTCGACGATCAGGAGCCCGGCGACCGGACGGACCATCACGTCAGAGCCGGCGACGGCGGCGTCGGTGTCCTGCAGACAGCCGACCCAGAACGACTTGCCCCAGATGTAGCTGCCAGAGACAGCCAACCCCGGAGCGGCCGTGTTGGCGCGGGCCGAGCCGATCAGGACTTTGATGCCGAACAGGCTCTCGATGCGCGAGATCGCGTCAGCCTCGGTCAGGAGGTCGGCGCGAGCCGCACCACTTCCGACCACCGCGACGCCCTGAGCCTGGAGACACCGACGATAGGCGTCGATGACCTGCTGACCCAGGATGATGGTGTCGGGGTTGCGGCCATAGGCGCTCTCCCGAGCGAGGACCATCGCCACGTCGATGTCCAGGTCCGGCTTTGCCGTGGTGTAGTTGTTCCACTGGATGCCGCCGCCACCGAGGGCGGCCAGCGTCGAGTCAGGCCAGTTCCCGGCGTCAAAAAACAGGCTGGCAACACGGCTCTCCATGTCGAGAGCCAGCTTCCGGCCGATGGCCGCAGCCTCACGAGACAGGAGGTCGGCCGGGAACTGGGAGCGCTCCAGGAGCTTGTCAGGGACGATGGCACTCGCGAGCTTGTACTCCTCACAGGAGAAGCTGACGACCGTCGGGTCACCCGCCTGGGTCAGCGGGTAGTCGGCCGAGAGACTCGTCTTCAGGTTCTGCGGGGACCCCATGTAGGACCCCGAGGCCTCGACGAACACCTGGCCGTGGTAGCTCTGAGCCGGGACGCGGGCCTGCGGGAGGCCCGACGCCACGAGGGAGAGCTGCTGAGCGGCGCCGATGGCAGCACCGGACAGCAGCGGGGAGACGACGTTGACGCTATTGAGGGAGGGCATGGGATCTCCTTACGCGATGTCCAGAGGGCCGTCGAGGAGGATGGTGCACTGAGCCCCGGCCGCCGTGGCGCCCGTCGAGCTCTTGCCACCGAGAAGATAGCCGACCGACCGGTCGCCGGACGCCGCCGCCACGTACTGGCCGGAGGCATTGCAGGTCACCCGCGACCCCGGGGGGATGATGCCACCGGCGATCGCGAAGTCGACGACGCCGTCGACCTGCACGGCCACCAGCTCGCCAGCGGAGACGCTCTCGAGCGCCGTGCCGATGTTGGCGTCGCCCGTGGCGGTCGTGCCGTCATCCGACTGCGCCACCTGGGTCAGGCCGCCGGAGATGCCGGTGATCTTGACCGAGAGGCCAGCAGTCACAGAACCGGAGGCCAGGAAGCTCGGGTTGTTGCCCTTGATGCTGCTCATATCACTTCACCTTTCGCAGTGCGGAGAGCTGGTCATTGACCTTGGCGGCCTCGGCCGCCTTGGGATCGTGCTCGATGCTGGCGGCATGGCCCATGACTCGCACGGGGCGGGTCACCGGGATGTGCGACAGGACCATCGCACGGTGCTCAGGCGCCATCGAGAGCAGGGCCGTGCGAGCGTCGGGGCTGATGACCTTGCCGGCCAGCTCGGCGGCGTCGACCTCGGCTCGGGCCTTCACGGCAGCGGCCTCGGCCTCGAGGGCCTCGACCCGTGTGGACAGGGTGTGCGTGAGCTGCTCGCCGTGCTCGACCTGGGCGCGGTACGTGTCCCGCTCCAGTGCGATGGCGTCTCGCTCTCGCGTCAGGGTGTCGACCTGGCCGAGCAGCGTGTCACGCTCCCGGGTCAGCGTCAGCACGTCACCCCCGGCGGGGGTCTGCGGCTGTGCCATGATGGCATCTCCTCTGGGGGCCGTGGCCCCGGCTGCGGCGCGTGACAGCGCCAGTGATTCAAGGGAGTCCTGTCGGGGCGTCGCCGTCAGGCTGACGCTGTGCAGGATGCGGCCAGGCATCTCGGCACCGGTGCGAGGGTCGCGGGGAGTGCCGAGCATCGTCGGGCTCAGGTAGTACAGGCCTGGCTGACTGGCCAGCAGGGCCCGGCCCGCGTCAGTCCACTCGGGGACTCCGTAGAGGCCAGCCCCGGGGACCGCCTCCAGCTCGACGATCCGCCCGTAGAGCATGGGGGCCTCGTCGGCGGCTGCGTGATACAGGCTGTGCCCCATGTCGATGGGGATACCGTACCCGAGCGCCGCTGCGCTCGAGGCGATGGCCGAGCACAGGTCGTCCGTGATGTCGAGCAGCGCCGAGCCGGTGTACGCATCGTACAGAGGGCCGACCCGGAGCAGCTGCACGCGGCGGCCACGAGTCAGACCGACGGCAGGAGGCGCGTGAACTCGCAGCGATTCCAGCACCAGACCTCGTGCCAGCGTCGCCGAGACGGGCTGATAGGTCGTCACCTCGGTAACCTCGACGGGCTCGGACACGACCAGGCGCCCACTCGCGTCACGCGAGTAGCCGAGGCGATAGTACTTATCGCCATCGGGTAGGCCGCATACCTCGACGATGACGTCGGTCTCGGTCACGCTGTCGTCCTCGATGTACAGGATGAGAGGCGACTCGCCGGCCATGCCGAGCAGTCGCCCCTCAGCTGCTGCGCGCAGCTCCTCGAGGAATTCGCCGAGGGTCTGCCCATCGGACGTGGGAATGGTCATGGCCATGATGGTCTCTCCTGCGGCCTCCATGCGGGCCCGTCTGTCCTGCTCTCTCTGTGCCCAGGCTCTGCCAGCGTCGCCGCCCCAGAGCAACCATGCGACCTCCCAGGGCGTACCGGATACGTCGCCCTCTGGGCGTGTGGCGTTGTGCCGAGCGAACCATGCCGGCGCCTCGACCGTGAGCCACTGGATGCTCTGCTCATCGCCAGCGGCGATGCTGCGGGCCCGGCGGATGGTCTCTGGCTTCAGGCCGTCACCGCCCTTGCCTTCATCGTAGAGACGCAGGCCGCGACGGACCGCCGACCGCACGTCACGAGGAGGTGACCGACGGATCGGCATCAGCCCTGCCCCACGACTGCAGCAGGCGGCAGGACTCCAGCTGCCGGAGTCGCTGACGGTCGGACCCGAGCTCCTCTGGGACGCGCGTTGCGGTCCTCGGCGGGCACCTCGACAGCAGCTCGGATGGCGTCTCGGACTGCATCATCAGGCCGCAGCAGATCGGCCGCCACCAGGCTGGGCAGCACCGACAGGTAACGCACGAATGCCTCACTGGCCAGGCCAGCGGCTCTCATACGCGGTAGCAGCGCATCAGGTACATCGGGCCCGAACTGCCATCGCACGGCTCGACCGATGTAGCTCTGCATCCCTCGACAGATGTCGTCATCCACGGCCTGGGCCGCATCGTGAGCGGCGGCCATCTGCGTCTCTGACAGTGAGTAGGACCCGGAGCTGTTGGTCGTCCCTAGCATCATCCACTGAGCCGACGAGATGCTCAGGATCTGGCGGTCTCTGGCGTCGATGATGGCCTGCACGTCGCCCATGTGCGCCAGCTCGCCGCCGAACGTGTCGAGCTCGATCCAGGGCGCAACCATGAGATAGCTCTGATCGTGTGCGATGTAGAGCTGCAGGGTCTCCTCGTAACGAGCCAGCTCGGACGCGACAAATGCCGGGGTCTCTGGGTTGCCGTACTGGCGGCTGATCTCGGGAATGATGCGGGCGACAGGGGTTGGGGTGGCCCAGCGACGGATGCCGGCGACGAGCTGCTGTTGCAGGGTGACGACGTCGCGATAGAGCGGCTCTATCGAGCGCAGCATGCCCTCGCCCGAGTAGTCGTCATGTGCGACTGCGCCGCAGACGTAGACGAGCAGCTGGGATGCCGGGATGACTCGGAACGTCCCGTATCCGATGGGCGGTCGCTGTTCGATGGCAGCCAGGCGCCCGTCCTCGTCGACGATCCACCGGGCCACGGACGCAGCATCACGCGGCATCAGCGGCGTGTACCACACGCCACCCACCTGGACCGGGACCATCTCCCAGACCTGGAACCCCTCTAGGTGCGCCTGGAGGAGCTGCCGCAGCACGACCTGCCATTCGGTCCCGATGGGGCTGACTGTGCCGATGCCGAGACAGGCCCTGATGTGGTCGGCGTACTGCAGCGCCTGCGGCGAGTCGTCGGCGGGCTCGATCGACCATGTAGCGATCTCACAGAGACCGCGCCAGGCAGTCACACCGGCCTGCACGCTCCAGTGGGTCATGCACTGGCGGAACGACGCGATGCGCTCTGCATTAGCCTGTAGCCGTCGGTTGTGCTCGTAGGCGCTGCCGTAGATGCCGCCACTCGAGCGACCACCGCCGACGCCGACCTCTGAGGTGGGACGCTCCTGTGCGTCTCTCAGGCGGGCGGACTCTGCGCTGCTGACGACTCCGATCATGCCCGCACGTTACCCGTCCGGCGCCGATGCTACAAGTACGAGCATCCGTCTACTGGCAGCATCATCGTGCATCCTGCTCGTGGCGCGATGCTGTCCTGCGTAGCGTCCGAGTTGGGGTGATGATGTCAGCTCCGGTCAGGTCCGACAGGTGCCACAGCACCCGCCTGGCTCCATACCTCAGCGCGTCGACGGCGTGATCATGCACTCCATCCTTCAGCGGCTCCTCTCGACCTCGTGGGTCCCATCGATACCCGAGCAGCGACCGGTGCAGCGATCGCTCCGACTGGTCGGCCATGCCAGACTCCGCCAGCGAGCGGGCGAACATCAGCCGCCGTCGTTCAATGGCGAGACGCATCCGGTTCAATGACCCGACAATGGACCGGCGCTCTGGGATGGTCTCGACGATGGGTCGCAGACCGATGCCCTCGGGAGGATGCAGCGAGATCAGGTCGAGGTCAGAGTGTCCAGTCTGGGCAGACGTTGCCGCTCCTGCTGGATCTGCGACTACCTCGTCGATGGGGATGCGGCCTGCGGCCATGCGACGGGGCGCGGCGTCTTTCGAGATGCGCGCGCAGAACTCTGCAATCGTGATGTGCCGGCCGGTGCTGTACCACTCGCGCATGACGACCCACCGGCCGCGCGTCGCATCCTCGGCAAGCAACAGCGCGTGGGGATCGCGGGCGCCGAGGTCCATCGCGAGCACGGTTCGAGTCGTCGCCCAATCGGGCGACCAATCGACGAGCACGCCGCCCGGTTCAAGCTCGGCGCGGTACTCCTCGACGATGGCGCCCTCGGGCAGGTACTCCTCGCCGTCGAGCATGGCCCGTGCGTGACGCTCGGTCATGGTGGCCCTGACGCGGGCCTCGTAACCCGGGTCATTGTTCGTGTTGTCGCGGGTCCGCGGTCTCCATACGTGACCGCCCGCCTTCGCGGCCTCGGTACACCACCAGGTCCCAATGGGCAGACCTGAGGCGACGACGAGGGGGGAGCACGTATGTCCTGCCACGTCGACGGCGGCCACGCGAGTACGCTCAGCCCAGACGGACCAGTACCTGGCGTCGATCTGCTGGCACTCGTCCGCGATGATGGCATGCAGGTTCATGCCCTCGATCGGGCTGCCGCCGATCCTCGGATCGCCGGTCGTGTCGAGGTGCCTGAGCCGGATGACCGAGCCTGACGGCCAGCGGAATTCCGTGTCGGTAGCTCTCCACTCGCCTCCTGCGCTCCTGGCCAGCGCCGAGATGATGGGCAGATGGATGTCTCGCAGGCTCGGGTATGAGTCCATGACGAGTGCGACCTCGGCACCGGGCCTGGTCGCCGCGAGCATGCACGCTGCCGCGCCGACGAGCACCGACTTGCCCGAGCCTTTACCGCCTGCCCAGGCGTAGTACCCGCCCGCTGGTCGCAGGATGGCCCGCAGCGCATCGGCCTGCCATGGGAGCGGTTCCAGCTCTGCGAGGCTCAGGCTCACCGAGGAAAGTCCATGATGAGATTCGACACCAGGTGCAGCACTGACCGAATCTCGCCCGGGACTGGGCGACCCTCCATCCTCGCCTGCGTGATGTAGACGGCTGCGTCGAGCAGCTCCTGCAGACAGTCGGTCCATGCGTTGCGGCCGTTGTACGTCTGCAGCTCGCATCCGTACTTCGCCCGGCCCATCTCTCGTCGAGCCTGCAGCATTCGCCACAGCTGTGTCCGCTGCTCTTCTGGCACCCGCAGGCAATCGACGTAGCACAGCAGCTGATCGGTGACGCTGGATGCACCAGGCTGCGGCGCCGGCTCATACTGAGATGCCCTCTCCGCCATCGACCGGAGGTCGTCACTGTCCGCCATGGTCTCCGCCTCCAGAGCTTGCGAGCCGGTCGAGCAGGCGCTTCACCCCATCATCCGCGCTTGTTTGGATCTGGACGTCTTGGGTCTTGCCCCAGGTCTCTCGGCGTCGTCGCTCGAGCCACCACATCGCGGCCCCGACGTTGCCCTCCTGTGCGCTCTGCATGACGATTGCCGCCATACGAGTCTCTGCAGCATCACGAGCGCGCGTCGAGCGCTCTAAAAACTCGGCAAACGGCTGTTTGCCGGTTTGCCCGCGTTTCCGCCACGTAATCAGAGTCTGCTCAGCGAGACCGGCATGAGCTGCCGCTGCCGCCCATGATACGCCCAGCTCCAGGGCCTCGCAGACCTTCGCGATGGTCTCGGGCGTACAGTCGGTCGGACGGGCCATCATCGTCCCCAGTAGGTGTGCAGTACCTGGCCCACGATGCGCCGCCCACCACGGGCAACGCATGAGCCAGGATGATCGTATCTCCCACAGTACCACAGCGCTCGGCGGCTCCAGTCCGGGGCTGGTAGCATGTCCAGCACGAACGCCACGCCGAGTGTGATGTGCCCGAGGGTCAGCGGCCAGCGGCAGCCGTGCGCGTGCTGCGCTGGCGACCAGAGCGCGCCCCACAGCGAGCCGTCGTAGCGTGCCCACCCGAGGCCGTGAAGGGCTGCCCGATTGCGCACGACCTGGAGCACGACCGCGCCGTCGCGGTAGTCGCGTCCAGACTCGGCGCAGGCCGTGTCGGCGGCACCCAGGACGAGGAGCAGCCCGTGCACCATTGAGAGCGTGGTCATGATAGCCACCTGTACAGCAGCACCAGGGCTGCAGCGGCGAAGATGATGGCCGTCATGACGGCCACCACTCGACGCCACGCAGGCGTCTGCCGATGTGCCCGATCTCGCCGGGCTGGATGGTTCGTCGCTGGACTCGCAGCACATGCCCCGAGATGGCCTCGACGTCCAGGGCCCAGCACGAACCCCAGGCGCGCAAGATGACCAGCGCCAGGCATTCCTGCGCATGCGCCCCGACCAGCTCGGACCATTGCCGCTCATCCAGCGCCCCGCCCTCTGCGGCTCGACCGTCCGGCGAGATGCCGCAATCCCAGGACCCATCGCCGCCGTGGTGCTTCGCCTCGAGGACGATGTGCCGCCCTTCCGAGCTGAAGCCCGTGAAATCAGCCCCCTGATACCCGCTGAAGGCCGCGCGGAAGATGTGCCGGCCTCTCCGGTCGACGCTGACCGGACCGAGGACCGAGACTGGTGTCCCGACCCGGCGCACCCAGGCCACTCGGGCCCTGGCTAGCGTCATGTGGTAGCTGTCGAGCCACTCCTCGAGACTCTCGCCATCCGCTCGGGCTTGTCTCCCTGCGGCTGCTCTGGTCGAGATGCTCATGGCTGCACAGCACTGACGTACTGCCAGCCGGTGATGTTCCCTCGGATGAGGCTACGACCTCCAGGCCATCGGCTTTTGGTCTCGGCCTCTTTCGCGAGCTGCGCCGTTCGCGCGCAGGGACGGACCTCGCGAGACTTCACCGGGGTCGCCACCGGGGTCGCCACCGGGGTCGCCACCGGGGTCGCCACCGGGGTCGCCACCGGGGTTGCCACCGACTTCGCTTCCGGCTTCGGGGCCGGCGCCTTCACGGGCACGGCGTTTCGGTCGGGAGGCCGCAGTGCGGGCGTGCCCTGCGCGTCGAGCCAATCGAACACGGCGGCCCGAATCCACTGCGCCAATTCGCCGCCCGCCTCTTGCTCAAGCGCGTCAATCCACTCGCCGGGGAAGCATACGGCGCGGTTCGACAAGTCCGGCCGGTCGTTGCTCACAAACGACGTTCTGAACCTATACAACCACTTCTCGCCGAGCTCGGCGCCCGCGTAGCGCCGATACGCCCATTGCATCGCTTCACGGATGCAGACGCTGATGTTGACGCCGCGTGCCTGCGCGATGCCCGCAAGAAGTGGGGCGTTTTTGTACAGGCTAATTTTGATCTCGCCCCGCTTGGGCCGCGATGCGAACTCCAGCCGGCGCGCCCGCTTTTCGTCGTCCCGCTTCGACCGCTTCCTCGTTCGCACGCGCGGGACTCGCTTCAGTTCTGGGCATCCGGCAGCGTGCCACGCCTCGACCGCAGCGTTGCTCATGGCGCGCACGTCGTCATCCGTTGCAGCTCGGCATCGCCATTCATCCGGCCACGCGACAAGAACCCTGGCGTCGGAAACTCCACCACGGCCAGGAGGCGCGTTGCGCTTGTCGACCGGCATCGGGTCGCCGAGCGTCCGCTGATGCCACTCCACCGCGAGCTTCACGGCGGCGGACACGCCGAATCCGTGCGATACCGCGTGCTCCACAAGCGCGCGACGAGCGTCGGCGTTGCACGTCACCGAAAGCCGGCTCTTCCTCATGGCGTCGGCTCCGGCACCATGCGGGCGAAGGGGCCGAACTGCTCCGCCTTTGCGAGCAGCACCGGAGACGACTCGAACGGCGCATCTCCGTCTGCGCCCTCGGTCGGGTCGTTCATGACGCGCGCACGCCTCTTGCCGACCAGCCACAACGCCCCGTCGCGGTCGACGAGCACGTCGCCCGGTTTCGCTTCTGCCATCGTCATTTCGTCTCTCCTCGCCGGTCAACGCCGGTGATTTCACGGAGCTGCACCGCAGCAGCAAGTCGCGACCATACGCGGTCGCCCACCAGGGCGCGCACCGCGTCCGGCCGCAGGTTCGTGGTAATCCTCATGCTCTATCCCTCCAGGTGTTGGTGGCTGCGTGGTAGCTCGCGCGTGCGAGACCTAGCGGGCCCAGTCGGTTCTTGCGCACGATGATCTCAGCATCGTCCGGCTGGCTGTCCTCTCCGTGCAGACTCGGTCGGTACAGCATCATCACCACGCTCGCATTGTGCTCGGCTCTGCTGCTCTCCCGGAGGTCGGCAGAGACTGGCCGCTTGTCGCTGCGCTGCCCATTGGCGCGGTTGAGCTGGGCTCCGACGACGACTGCAATATGATGACGTTTGCTCAGCTCCAGCAGACCGTCCGCGACCTCGGCCACCTCCTGCTCTCGGTTGCCGTGCCGACCACTGGCGCGCAGCAGCTGCAGATAGTCCACGACCAGAACCCCGATCTGACCATCATCCCGCTTCAGCCGTCTGCGGACCTCTCGATCGAGGAGCCCGATGGTGATCGCTGGAGCATCGAGGATGCTCATTTGCCAGGACTTGATTCGGTGAGCCACCGCAACGACCCGGACGGTCTCATCTCGGTCCAGGTCCATCCGCTCGAGCGCGCGACCATCGACGTCAGCGAGGCACGCGGTGATGCGCTGAGCGATGGCCTCGGCTGGCACCTCAGCTGTTGCGTAGAGCACAGCCCCGCCACGATCGGCCGCCTGGGCTGCCAGGTACGTCAGCCACGCCGTCTTGCCGTGGCCTGAGGCGCCACCGACCAGGTACAGGTGTCCAGGCCTCAGGCCCTCGATGATCTCGTCGAGTGCAGCGATACCGGTCCGAGCGTACTGCTGCTCGACCGGCGTGGACTTCCGCAGCTTGAATGCGTCCAGCATCGACCGGACGGCACTCGTGATTGGAACTGACGTGGCGCCTTTGGCGGCGTCTCCGACTCGGAGCACGTCCTCGATGATGGTATCTGCGACCTGGTCAGCGGCGTCTGGTACGTCGTCGACCTCCTGGCACCTGTCCAGACCGACCCGGCATGCTGAGGCGAGGCGGCGCAGCCTCGACGCAGTCCTGACCCGCTTCGCGTGATGCACCACATCACGGGCGCCCCATGCCGACGACTGCAGGTCGGCCAGCCACGCCATGATGCGCTGGTCTAGGTGCGTCATGCCGGACTCCAGGTTCCATGTCCCGCCGCCGACCGCGCAGGAGACGGTGACGACGTCCACCGGCTCGCCTCTGGCGACGAGCTGGCGCATGGCGCGCATGGTGGCGGCTGCGTCTGGGTGCGCGAAGTCGGTCTCGTCGCAGTAGTCGGATGCTGCGTCGATGGCGGAGGCGCCATCAGCGAGGCACGCGGCGATGACCTCGATCTCTGCGACCTGGGTGCGGTCGATGCTCATAGGTCTCCCATAATCTCGTCGAGCTCCTCGGAGCTGACGGCCTGTTTCGGTTGTGGCCTCGAGGACGACATCTCAGGCGATGCGCCCCGGCGCCGTGCACAGATGGCCCGTAGATACGACGGGCCCTGCACCTGGCCCCTCGTCTCGACTGCGGACCGGATGGCCCAAAGCACCTCTGCACCGCCGTATTCTGCGACCAGAGCGGCCAGCATCTCGCGGATTGCTCCTGGCACTACGGACCAGGGTGCTCCCATGGGCGAGACGGTGGCGAGGCGATAGGTCTCGACGACCTGTCCGAGCTGGCCCTCTGAGCCTGGAGCGGTGGTGGTAGTCGTCCGGTCGTCTGGAGCTACTACTGCTACTACTGGAGAGATCAGGATCTCCTTATTAGGGGGTGTGGGGGATGGTGCCTGGGGGACACCTCTTGGGTGCCTGGGGGACACCTTCACACCCTGGCCAGATGGTGCCTGGGAGACACCTTTCGGTGTCTGTGAGACACCTAGTCCGATGACGTAGCAGCCCCGGTCCAGGCGCGACAACCAACCGGCCGACATGAGGTCGTCGATGCGCCGGATGACCGTTCTCCTGGCGCAGCTGGAGACCTGGGTGATGCGCTCGATGGTGCACCGGCACATCCCGGCCTGATCGCCGTGATAGCGGATGGCCGTGAGGACCGCCTTGCTCTCCACGTCCAGCTCAGACCGCCAGATGCGGCCGATGTCGGCCCCGAACGTCACGGCGCCCCGAGGCCCAGGAGCCGGACGACGTCCGCAGTGGTGATGCCGAGCACCTCGGCGATGATCGGCACATGCCGAGGACGAGGGGTCACCTTGCCTGTGCACCACTGGCTTAGGGTCGTGGGACGTACTCCGATCTCGCGGGCGAGGGTGTCCATATTGACGCCTCGGGTCATGCACGCGATCTGGACTGCTTGCTTCAGGCGATGGGTGTTGGTCATGCGCCCATAGTGCGCGACATGACCCGGCAATGCAAGCGCGAGATAAACGATATTTTTGCTTGCACCGGCTGAAATCGGCGGGTATTGTCCGTCCTGTTGCTGCACGGTGCGGCGACGAGCGGAGGACAAATGGAGCGTAGAGACTACATCGGCGGCACGGACGTGGCCGTCATCTTGGGGCTCAATGCCTACTCGACCATCGGTGAGGTCTGGCGGCGCAAGGTCGGCTTGGACGGAGAGGTCGAGGCCAATGACCGGATGCGCTGGGGGCTGCTGCTGGAACCGGTCATCCTGGCCGAGACGCAGCGCCGCCTCGATGTCGTCGGATACCAGCCTGGGTGCATCGTGCACCCGTGGCTCGACTACCTGGCCGGAACACCCGACCTGGTCTACGAGCGAGACCAGCAGCTCGTGGTCGTCGATGCGAAGTGGTCCAAGGTACGCGGTCTAGGCGCTGACGGCACTGTCGCTGACCCGGATGTCGGGACCGTCCCAGGACAGTGGTGGGCCCAGCTGCACCACTACGGCTGGCTGCTCGAGGAGACGACGGGCAAGACGTGCGCGCTGGGGCAGATTGCCGTCCTGACGCCGGATGGTCTGCGAATCATCGACGTGCCGCTGGATCTGGCGTGGTACCGGCAGGATGTGCTGCCGCGGCTGGCCGCATTCTGGCGGTCGGTCCAGGAAGGCGTCGAGCCTGTGCCCCCGGTGCCGGTGAAGATCGACCCGCCGCCGGTCCTGGAAGGCGTCGAGGAGGCCGTCGCCGAGTACCTGCAGGCATCGGCTGCGCTCGACGCAGCGGAGGCCGCCAAAGCGTCCGCTAAGGCCCGCATCGAGGCAGCGGTGGCCCAGGCCGGTCACCCGGCCAAGAGCGTCTGTGGCGGCGCAACCATCAGCTACATCGTGAGCAAGGGCCGCGTCTCCCTGGACCAGAAGCGCCTGGAGGCCGAGCAGCCGGACACGTATCGCCAGTACAGCAAGACCGGGGCATCGTTCGCGAGCCTCCGCATCACCGCAAAGGGGACGAAATGAGCACCTCTCTCGCTCAGGTCCGCACCTCCATCGCAGAGCTCTCTGGAGACTTCCAGGGCTCGCAGCTCATGCCACGTCACCTCAGGAACCAGGCCGACCTGGCGCTGGTCATGCACATGGGTGACGTTCTCGGCATCGACCCGCGCCAGGCCATCTGGAGCATGCACGTCATCGATGGAAAGCCGTCGATGTCCGCTGACCTGATGGCCGCCGTCTGCATGCGCTCGCAGGCGTGCGAGTACCTGATGCCGATCACCGTCTCGGCGACCCGATGCGAGTACGCCGCGAAGCGCCGAGGGTGGCCCGCCGAGGTCCGTATGTCGTTCACCTGGGAAGATGCCCAGAGGGCTGGGCTGGTGGCACGAGACAACTGGAAGAAGTACCCGGCCGCCATGCTGAAGGCCCGCTGCCTGACCATGATCTGCCGGAGCACGTTCCCTGACTTGCTGGCCGGCGTCTACGACGGCGACGAGCTGGCCCGCGAGTCGTCGAGCGAGCAGGCGATGCCAGTACAGGCCCAGACGAGCGAGCCGAAGCGTCTCGAACTGACGGGGCATGGCATCAAGGCCCAGGTCTCTGCGAGCCCGGTGACGACTGCGAGCCCGACAGAGCAGCCGAAGGTGCGCCGCAAGGCCCAGGCCCAGGCTCAGGCCCAGGCCCCGGTGATCGACGTGGACCCCGAGCCGGTTCCGTCCGAGCCGGTGGAACAGGCGCAGGAGCCGGTGGAGAGCCAGGCCGACATTGACCGTCGGATCATCCGGCAGCGCATCCGCGAGCTGGGCGCCACGGTGCTCGACCTCGTGTCGTTCGCTGAGCACGAGCTTGGGCGGCATGTAGGCCCCCCGGATGAGTGGAGTGAGCAGCAGTGCTCATACATCTCCGCGAAGCTGCGCAACGGTTGGGCCGCTCGACTGGTCGAGTGGGTGCACTCCCAGGGACCGGACCGGGTGGACCTGCTCCCCGACTAACCCGGTGCCGCCCTCCAGGCACCCGAGCCCGATCGGTCAGCGGCAGTCTGACCACTATGCCGCCACGGGATACGCCCGTTCGACTCGGGCAGCGGCGAGGAGGTAAACGCATGGGAACTAGGTGGACGTCGGACGAGCATCACAGCATGGAACAGTGCCTGCATCGGCATGGCATGACCATAGATGCGCTGATCGAGGAGCGGTGCGTTCTCTACATGGCGAATCTTGCCAGCGAGCGACGCAGCAGGTCACCACTGCCGCAGGACCTGCAGGATGATCTGACCTACTCGACTCAGAGGACCATGGACGAGATCCGGGACCGTATCGCGAGCATGCTTTGCCAGGTACTGGGACTGAGCGCGCGAGATGACGTGAGGCGCGCCAGGCGAGAGCAACTGGTCGAGTACGCACGACGAGGCGTCAGGACGCTGGCGGAGGTCCATGCTGCAGACGACGCCGCATCCATCGATGTAACTCCCCGCCTGGATGGCACGCAGACTGAGCTGTCGCTCCAGATGAGCAGCGGCCAGATGCTGGATCACCTGTCCGCCGAACTGAAGCGAGCCCATGAGCAATGCCGCATCCTGGACGAGCGGGCCGAGCTGCTGTCTGAGCAGCTGGCCGAGGTCGAGCAACAGTGCACAGCTGCGGCCAGGCGGGCAGAGTGCATCGAGCGCAACATGAGTGACATTTTCCGTCAGATGAGAGGAGGCGACTGATGTACGGACAGAAGTTCATGTGGGCGGTCGTCCTGTACGCCGCGGGATTCGTCTCGAGCTACATCATGCACCGGGCCGAGGCCTACGAACTCGAACAGGCTGCGCTGCGGGCGAAACCGTGAAGGCGAAGTGCTGAGCCCGGGGCGCCGGGCGAAACCCGCGAGGGTCTGGGATGCAACACACGGAGGACGACATGGCCAAAGAGGACCACTACACCAACACCGTCGAGGACGCAGCCAAGTTCGCGGCGGACCACTACGTGCCGGACGACGACAGCGACGACGATTGCGACGCGGGCGGCGACGCGACCGACGATGACGACGGCCCCTGCTGCAACTCGGACGACTGCCCGTGCGGCGGCTACCGCATGGGCAACATCCGGCGGCGCCGATGGTAGGCGCCACGGCCGCCACTCAACAGGAGGACGACGTGACGAAAGAACTGGTGGAGAAGGCCCGCGAGCAGCGAGCCGACGAGGCGCAGTTCGCCGCGGAGAGGATCATCGAGTTCACCATTGATGGCCGCTCGCCCAATGACAGCACGTGCGCGGAGGTCGCCGGTGCTCTGAGCGCAGCACTGTACGGAGATGGCGCGGCGTCGCGAATCGACCAGGGCGCTTATGTCTGCGGCGGCCGTGGGGAGTGCAGGGTTTTCGCTTTCGGCGCGCTCTATCAGGTGGTCACGGACTTCATCACCCCCGAGTGGGTGAAGCCGTGGCTCGAATCGCGGTTCGGCGCGCAGATTCACGGCGAGGCCCGAACCGACGTGGACGCGCTGCGTGAGGTCGCAGACATGCGAGCGCGAGAGCTGCGCGACGTGTGGCGCATCGTCGTCGGGAGTCCTGCGGAGGGAGACGTGCCGATGGTCTACACTGCGGTCAGGCTCATGCGTGAACGGCATGATAGCTACATGGCCTCGGCAAAGCGGCTGTCCGATGAAACGGTTGAACTTCGCGCCGACCGTGACCGGCTCCAGGCCGAGCTTGACGCCCTGCGCGCCGTGGTCGAGTCGGGCCCCGACCTCGACGACGACCTGACGCGCATCGGCGTGCTCGCGGTCGTGCGGCGGGCGTGGCATGACCCACATGCCTTCTGCTATCCGAACAGCGCTGGCGGGTGGACTGCCGCCGTGTTCGTGCATAACAGCAGCAAGACTGCGCGCGCGTGGGACGGCCCGACCGAAGAGGCCGCCCTGCTCGCCGCATTGGAGGCCGCGCCCCAATGACCATCAACATTCATACCCCGGCCGGCGTGTTTCACGTCTGGTCCGCAATCCATGGGATGCGCCCTGTCGACATTCGAGCGACCTCGCTCGACGCCGCCGTGTCCGCCGCGCGATCCATCATGCGCGACGAGCGCCGGCCTTTCCCGGCAACTGCCATGGCGCGGATTGTGGAGATTCTTGGATGAAGGCCAAGCCCACGGACCTCGACCGCAAGGCAGCCACACTGTTCACGCCGGCGCCGGGAACTCGCGCATATGTGGCAGGCGCGTGGGTCCGCGTCGCAGACGCAGACTACGGATACGACGAGGACGGCCAATGCGCCTCAGACATCCACTCTGTGTTCCCGGTTGACGCCATTGACACCGACGACCCGGCCACCGTCGGGTGCATGCTCGCTCATGTCGAAGCGGCGACGGACGGATCAGCCGTTACCATGTCCGACCGACGATGCTCCATGCCGCACGACTCGGAGCGCCGGTTCATGGTCCTCGTCGACCTCAAGGACGGCGGGCAGACGACAGCGACAGGTCCGACCCGCGGCGCCGCCCTGGTCGCGGCCATGCTCGCCATCCGAGGAACGTCACCATGATGCACGCCTGTCTCTACTGCGGCGCTTCCGTGGCCTACGACGGCCCATCGGTCTTTGTGCTACGGATCTCTGAGCCTGGAGGGTCCGCCGTATCTCTGCGATGGTGCATGCTGTGTGCTGACGCTGATCCGCTGCACATCGCACTTGCTGAGGCCGACACCGTCGAGGACGACAGTGAGTACGCTAAGGCCTATCTGGCGATCCAGCAGCGAACCGCGATGCTCGGCGCCGATGCCCTGCGCGCCCGAATCGATGTACGGCGTGAGCCGCGTGATCGGACTCTGACGTTACGAGGCCCTGGCCTCTCCTGGGGGCGACTGGATAGGAGGCAACCTGGCCAGCGTCATTCGTGATGCCCGTGTTTGGCCAGGCCGACCGTCACCAGCAGCTCGACGTCTGACCGGCTCGCCTTATCGCTGACGCTCTTCTCGACAGCATCGATCCGGCGGTCGTGGTCCTCGAGTCGATGGTGCGCTGCCTGAAGAGCGAGCATGACTGGATTCAGCGCGGATTGGATCTGCACACGCATGACCCAGATGAACACCCCTGCCAGGATCGACAACATCCCGAGTACGACCGACGCAGTGCGGATGAACTCGGCCGCATCCATCATTCGACTCCCGTGATAATCCCATAGGTGAGTAGTGCGCCTGCGATGGCGCCGATAGTGGCCCAGGTTGCCGGCCCAGGAGCTGATCGCATGGACTCGATCTCAGACCGGGCCGCAGTCAGCTCACGACCTGCCAGCGCTAGAGCCTCGATGGCATCCTGATCGTCGTCCCTGTGCGAGTCTGGGTAGATGAGTCCCGACACTGGGACCAGACACCCGACCACGGCGGACACGGGGAGCGGCTCTCCGGGGGCGTATGCCGGGCAGGCGTAGACTGCCGAGGCGAGCAGGATCGATAGAGTCATCGGCTGAGTCCTCGCCTCTGTTCGTAGGTGGAGAGGCGCTCCCTGGCGCGCTCGACAGCTTGCAGCGCACGATTGAGGCGTCGCTCGGCGGCTGCAGCTCGCTGACGGTGAGCCTCGTGCTCTGAGTCAGCGGCGGTGACGATGAGCCAGAGTGACCTGGCCAGGTCGAGCGGGCTCATGGTGACGCACTGGTCGAGGCGGACCGACCGGAGACGGCGCCGACACAGCCAGAGATGCCGGCCACGATGGCGCCCAGGGTCGCCCCGTCTGCACTCCCGACGACGAGCGCGACGATGCCGAGCAGGGTCAGGCCAGCGATGCCAGCGAGACCCACGAGGACCGTGCGGGACATGCGTTCGCGCGACAGGATGCGCACGGGGCGGTGAGTGTCGGCGGGTTCGGTCACCACGACACCACGCGCACGATGCCGTTTGCGCCGTTTCCGCCCGGGCCTGAGTGGGTGACGCTATTTTTGCCAGCGCCACCGCCGCCACCGCCGCCGCCGTAGATGCCACCGTCACCGCCCGCGCCCGCGGTCGTTCCGGTGATTTTGCCTGCTCCGCCGCCACCTCCCGCGCCAGGATACGCATTTCCTGCGCTTTGCCCGGTGCCGGCACCACCGTCAGGAGACCCGCTCGTCGGGCCGGCAGTTCCACCAGCAACGCCCGACGAGGTGCGGTCAAAACCGGTATCGGCACCCGCTCCGCCAGCCCGCTCCAGGCCGGATGCGTTCTGTCCAATGCCGCCACCGGCAGCGCCGCCGCCCGGGCCACTGAAGGAGTCCACTGCGTCGCTTGCGCCAGCGGTTGCGGTTGATGTCGCGCCAGCACCATCCCCGCCCGTCGCGAAGTTGCCGAGGCCGCCTGCACCGCCCGCCGCGCCGACAATGCCGCCTGCACCGCCCGCACCGCCCGCGGCTCTCGCGTAGACCCCGAAAGACGAAGCCGTGCCGGCGCTTCCGGCATTTCCCGCCCCAGCGTTGACGGTGCGTGATGCCCCGCCAGCGCCGCCCTGACCGACAGTTACCGCGACCGTAGCACTCAACTCAGACGCGCGGAGAGTAAGCACGGTCACACCGCCACCGCCACCGCCCGCGCCGCTGTACAGGTTTGCTGCCGACTGGTCGCCTTTATAGCCGCTGCCGCCGCCGCCGCCGCCGCCAACCAGCACGACCTGCACGACCGTCGCGCCGGACGGCTTTGACCATACGCCATCCGACGTGAACGTCTGAACGTCGACGGACGTAATGCCCGAGACCTGCGTCGAGAGAAGCCCGGTCAGCTGCGACCCATCGACAGCAGGCAGCCGAGACGACCCGTCCAGGACGACGACGTTACCCGGGCTAGTGCCTGTGTTGGCGGTCGAGGCAGTACCCAGGCCCAGGGTCGTGCGGGCGGCTGCCGCATCAGCGTCATCGATGAGCGTCCGGCCGAAGGCACTCAGCGCGGTCATGGCCGCCGCGCTGGCGCTCGTGTAGTAGGCGATGCGGTCGGCCGCTGGCGTCAGGCCGTTGACCGCCGTCAGCGGCGCCCCGAGGAGCGCTGTCCCATTGGCGTAGTAGGTCGTGAGGCCCGATGCGAGCTGGAAGCGACCGCTGAGGATCGCGGTCGTCGATGGAGCCGCCACGAGTCCCGCGCAATCCGACATGAGCACGCGCGTCGGGAGCGTGCTATTTGTGAAGGTCGACGTGAACTGGCAGCGGTCAAACAAGATCAATCCGGTAAAGCCCGCCGCAATCGTGACCGCTCCGACCTCGCAGCCGACGACGTAGATGGTCGCCGAGATGGCGCCCACCGACAGCCCACCGACGAGCTGGCAGCGCTCGACACGATGGACCCCGGCCCCGGTCGTCGAGATGGTCGTCAGCCCCTCGACCTGGATGTTGCACACGCGCACTCGGACGGCATTGTTTCCGATGGTCAGTCCGCGTCCCGAGGACAGAGAGACGACCGTACCGCCGAAGTCCCCCGCCGTGGGGCCGATGATCGCGATGTTATTTCGCCCGGCCGGGATGGTGACAGTGGCGCCGGCGTAGCTGCCCGGGCCGCACACGACCTGACACGCAGGTCCTACCGGCGTGGCGTCAATGGCGGTCTGGATGTCCCGAATCGGCGACGCCGCCAGCAGGCCACCGTGCGCCGGCTCGGTGAACGTCTGCCAGGCGAGCTCCTCATATCGGTCGGTCAGCCCAGTCACGGTTGTGGCGCCCGGGTCGCCTGGGTCGCCCTGCGGACCCTGCGGACCCTGGTCACCTTGCACGCCCTGGATGCCCTGGATGCCCTGGATGCCCTGGTCACCCTGGATGCCCTGGATGCCCTGCTCGCCCTGGATACCCTGGTCACCCTGGATGCCCTGGATGCCCTGCTCGCCCTGAGGACCAGCAGGCCCCTGGACGCCAGCTACGCCCTCGAGATTGACGCTCCAGACCGAGTATGTACCTGCACCGGTGTGATGCTCGACCTCGACAACCATGGCGCCCGTGATGGCGCTGTAGCTCGTCAGAGTGCCGTGCATGTGGTGGGCTGTGTCGTAGGCGATGATGATCGGCTGGGCGACCGTGTAGTCGAGGTTCGTCTCTACGGTCAGCGACTGCGTCCCATTTCCGATCGTCAGCTCAGTAGCGCTCGTCGTCGCGTACTGGTCGCCGTCGGCACCTGGCGTGCCCTGTGGCCCCTGGTCACCCTGTACGCCCTGGATACCCTGGACGCCCTGGTCACCCTGTACGCCCTGGTCACCCTGTACGCCCTGGATACCCTGGACGCCCTGGATACCCTGGACGCCCTGGTCACCCTGGACGCCCTGAGGCCCGGCAGGCCCGGCAGGCCCAGCAGGACCAGCAGGACCGACACCGCCACGGAGAGGCGAAAATCCTGGGTATACGCTCATGGTGGCCTCAGTACGGGAAGAAGGTGGCGATGATGCTGATGGTACTACCGACGTCGCCGCAATAGGCGATGTGCTGCGCCTGGGCTCCGTAGAGGCCGAGCGTCAGCACCTCACCATACAGCACCTCGACGGCACCAGCGACGGACTCAGGCGCCTCCGTCGTGAGGTCAGATCGACCAGAGATCCAGATCGAGCCAGACGCGGACGAGTTACGCACGATCAGGGACACGAGATGCCGACCAGCGACGAGCGATGCGCCAGAGCTGAAGCTGGCGAAATCGGATGACGACTTCACCGCCCAGTCCGTGGTGGCGAGTGTGATCGGCGGGAGCGCAGCGCACTCCGAGCCTGAGATGTCAGGGATCGACGACGGCATGGTTCACCTCGGAGGAGTGAGAGCACGCTCACGGGCCAGCGTGCCACGGTTGTCAACGTGCACGAATCGACCGCCAGGCGACTGGCCAGGCGTCGAGGCATACCAGAACAGCCCGCCATGCGGCAGATCGCCAGCCTTCATCGCAGCGTCGATGGTGCGGAATACGGCATCGCACTGCAGCCCGACCGCCACGAAGTCGCACGCGGCTCCTCGATCAGCCGGTGGTCGTGCCATGTAGCGCAGCTGGGGGGCCGCCCGCTGGACCGGTGGCAGGTGCATCGACGAGGCTCGGCCACCGTCGTTGTGCTCGGCCGGACGGGCGCCCGAGAGCACCGCCATCGGCACGCCGAGCAGCAGCCGGATCGGTTCGAGCATCTCCACCGCCAGGCGCTCATACCTGGCCAGTTCCCCGGCCGGGTCGACGCTCCACCAGCCTCGACCGTTAGTCAGCTCGTGGACCGTGAAGTGTGGCGAGACTCGCATCAGCACGACTCCAGGGCATAGAGGACCACATCACGGCCCCACGGGGTCAGCTCCCAGACGCGCCCGCATGGCCGAATGCACCCATGGCGAGCGAGCACCTCAGACACCTGCAGACCCGGCGGCTCCTGGGTCGCATACAGCCGCCAGAGGGCGTGCCGTGCGGCCAGTCCGAGTGCGGTCCAGGTGGCGCTTGCGTCCGTGTGCATGGCCCACCGTACCACGCGAGACCGTCACACGCATCAGGCGATGACCTGTCCGTCATCGGCGACCCCTAGCACGCCATCATCCGCAAGGTATGCCTGCCCTCGCTGCGCCGCCACCGATGCCGAGTAGCTCGCTGCATGGATGATGTCCCCAGGTGCAGCACCGTGGGGCCCGCTGAATCCGATGATGTTGCTCGCCGCGATCATGCTGGTGATGGTCAGCTGCGTTCGTGCCGACCAGGCGCCGGGGGTGTAGACAGTGACCACGTCTCCAATCGAGAACAGCTCGATGTCGGCTGCGCTGTAGTCGTCAGGCTGGATCACGACCTGCGTCAGCGTCGGAGTAGACAGCACCGTCGCCGACTGAGCCCAGCCACCAGCGACGCCAGGATAGGGACGCAGCTCCAGCCTCAGCGTGCCCTCCTGCAGGTCTCGACGCATGCCGACGACTCGGCACAGGGTATCGGCGGCCGTGGTCGTCGGGTCGATACCGAGCGCGTACTCGGACGTCAGGCGCACAGTAGATCCGAGGCTAATGGTCATGGCGCCGTCGAGATCTGCTCGGATGGTCAGTACCCACCGCAGGCGAGGAGCCCCGACGCGCGACCGGATGTCGCTGACGAGCTCGGCCGCCGCTGCTGCTCGGCCGCCTGCTGAGGCGATCTGGACGCCTGGCAGATCGAGAACTAGCGGCTGCCCAGAGTCCGCACCGGAATCGTTGCGCTCGGTGCTCGTGTTGACCTGGATCTCCTCGGGCTCATCCGACTGCACGTTGGCTCTGTAGTTGAGCCGCACGACGTACGACCGGACGGTTCGACCATCGTAGATGGTCTGGACTGGATCTCGGCCAGCAGGCACGATCATATCCGAGTCCGAGATGTCGAGCGCGACCTGGGTTGCGTCTGCCGCCGCCATCGTGACCAGGCCCACCCGCCAGGTGTCCGTGTGGTGATAGACCTGCGCGACCTGCGCTCCACATGAGAGCACCAGGCCGGTGGTCTGGTCCGTGATGCTCTTGCCCCGGACCGCCTCGTACCTCTGCCCCAGGAGCGGCGCTGGAGCTGTCAGCGACCGGAACGACGTGCCGTCGATGGCGTTCCCTGGCAGGTTGGCGCCGATGGGCAATGTGTCTTCGAGGCCGTTGTCGCCATTGCCGACGCCGCTCAGGAGTAGGGACAGAAGGTACTCCATCGGATCGGCACCATACGCGGCTGCGACCACCTGGGCCGAGAGCGGCGGGTCGTCCTCGAGGAGGATGATGTTAGGCGCACTCTCCGGGTCTCGGACCTCATACCAGTAGACCAGATCCCCAGTGACGGGGTTCAACGCAGAGGTGGAGCCGATGACCCAGATCCGCTTAGGATCTCCGCTCCCAGTCAGCTCCAGCAGCTGCGCGGTTCCGCTGCCGCTGTAGACGTCCGCCTCGAATGGGCCGATGTATGGCTCTCCGGTCTGGTACCACCACCAGGCTGGGCCATCGTGGGTGTAGTGGTTCTGTGCTGGCGCGGCATTACGCACGCCGCGCACGGTGAATGCGTCGGGCTCCCTGATGAGCTGCGCTCGGGGCTCTCGGTCTCGGCGCACCTGGTCTGCAGTCTCTCCGATGAGCCAGCCTGCACGGCAGGACCGGCCACCGCGCACCCAGGTGATCCAGGCTCGTTGCAGGTCGGAGTCGTCCAGGGCATACGCCCACAGGTCCCAGGCATCGACTGACCGAGCCAGTCGGGCCTCGTACGGCCGTGACTGCAGGCCACCGGATGACGGGTCAGCCCAGCAGGCCACCACCTCCTGCCATGCCTGAGGCTCGTTAAGGACGTCGAGCAGGCGGTCAGGCCACGCGACGACCTCGTGATCCGATGACGGGTCGAATAGGCGCAGAGGTGACCGGTACGATACCTCTCCGACGAGTTGCAGCTGGTCTACCGTGCCCAGGTTGGCGGCAATATCAGCGAGTACCTGAGAGCCTACCGGCAGCAGCAGGTCAGGAGCCGTGTAGCCGACCGGCTGCACATTGGTCCGCTGGCCGGCCTCATAGGTGACCACCGTCTGGCGGACACCGGTCACGCCGGCCATGTATGCCTGAGACTCGGCGTCGAGCGTTACGGCACCGGTGACGACGTTGGCTGCGGTCACCCTGAGCACGATGCGTCGGTCCGTGGAGACCTGCCAGTCGAGCACATCGGCGCATCCCCGGTCCAGCCGGTGGCACCCGAGCACGCTACGTGTCGTCCTCGCCATCGCGCCGACCCCGAGCCGATAGCTCATCACCGCAGTGAGAGCCGAGAGACGTAGGGTGATCGTGCGGCCATCGTAGGCTGGCGCCGAGTCGACTAGGCCGCGCCAGTACTGCACCCACCCCAGGGGCTGACCGTCGCTGCCGAGCGCAGAGACCCAGATGGAGGCCGCTCTGCCGCGCCAGGTGGTGACCTCGCTCGTCACCCATGGCTGCTCGCCGTAGACCGGCTCGACGTCGTGGGCCTGGGTCGACCAGAGGTCGGCACCCCGAGTGCAGCCCACGAACCAGTAGCCGCCGACAGAGCTGGTCGCAGTCGCCCAGAGCACCTCCTGCCCGATGTGGATCGGGCCTGGAGTCGTCCACGAAGAGACGTCTCGATCCACCTGGATGTCCTCAGGACCCGATCCGGCTGAGCTGTGCGCCGCAGGGACGAGCAGCCGGACGGACTGCGTAGCGGAGGAGTGCCCCGCCACCCGCAGCAGAGACTCCAGCGGATGCACACGTGCACCGGTATCAGCTCTGCGAGCGTCTCGCGCAATGATCCGGATCTCGACCGGACTCTGTGACGCGACGGGAGCCACGTCGTCCAGCTGCCCGTCGATGGGTCCGATGTCGAGCACTGCGTCCAGCAGGTCGACCGGGTACTGAGCGACCGCCCCGGTGTAGTCATAGAGCCGGCCATAGAGCACGTCATTCCCTGGGCTGGCCGATGAGCAGAACCGATACGGGACCCCTGCGATCTGGACGCACCATGCTACTGGCCGACGGTCGAGCAATGCCCAGGTCATGCGATGGACTCCGGCGGCAATGGGATGATGTGCAGTCCGACGAGCGCTGCGTTATTGCCCGCGACTCGGACGAGCACGATGGATGATCCCTTGCCGGCCACAGAGAGCCGCCTGGGCGGCGTCGGGCTGCCAGCCGTAGGATCGAGGCTGGCGAACCGAGTGCCACTCTCGATGACGTATGGACGCAGTACGCGCTCGTCAGTCGCCTGCACGGCACTACCTGGCAGCGTGCCTGTCGAGTATTGCCAGATGCACCCGTCATCGACCGAGGCCCCACTCTGGTCCTCGATGGTCACGGTGATCGACGTATTGCCAGGCGAGCCAGGGTCAGGATCCGAGAGCACGATGAGGACCAGGTGTAGGAGCTCGACGCCGGGGGGCACCCAGTATGGGCAGACGCAATCTACGACGTTCGGCGGCTCGGACAGTCGATAGCCCACGTCGTCAGACGACGCAGCTGCGTACGATGCGCGCTGGTAGACCGACCCAGGCGCGAAACCTCGGGCCTGGATACCTGACAGATGGTTGAGCGCGTTGGCCATCGTGACCAGCTGACGCGCTGTCACTGGCTGCCATGCGACGACCGACGACGCAGATGGAGGAGCCCAGAGCGGCGAGACCGGCGACCCCATCACACGCCCCAGACGCAGAGGGACATCAGCGACCGGCTCGACAGAGCAGACGGTGGTTCACCCTGAAGTCGTGTCCACTCATCCACGGCGTCAGCAGCCGAGGGCTCTGGCCAGACTGTGAGCATGATGGTCTCCCACCCGGCAGGCATGTTGCGCGCGACGCGCCGATGGTTGGGGAGTCGGATGCTGCCTGTCACCCATACCTGAGCCGCACCAGCTGGCACCTGCAGAGTCACGCTGCGCTGATACGGGCCTGCGGCGCCGACATGGGCATGGATGGTCACCGTCTGAGCGGATGCGCCCTGCTGGACTCTGGCATGGATCGTAAGGTCCCACTCCTCGCGCTGCGTGTCCGCCCAGACCAGGGCGGTCATGCAGTGTGGCCAGGCGACCATGTAGCGAGACTGCGGGTCCGTGGTGGCCTCGTGGGCGAAGCTAGACCAGGACCAGTAGACGTGCGGAGCATCGGCCCGCATCGTCGCCAGGTCGTCGCAGATGCGGCGCCCCTGCTCTGCATTGAGCGACTCGCCGATCGCCAGCTCGTCCTCGTCGAATGGAACGACCCAGGAGGTAGACGGCAGCGACGCGGCGGGCTCGACCATGACCATTACCGCTCCAACCTGGATGGTGGCAGGAGCTGCACCGGCGTCGAGGTACATCCTCACCGTCTCGTATCCGGCCGAGGTGTCGACGTCCAGCGTCGCCTGCACCAGGGTCCAGGACGTCGAGAGGAACGTAGTCACCGAGTCGCCCTGCGTGACCGAGTCCCACCGCACGGTCGAGGTCGACGAGGTCGAGACGCAGTAGAGGTAGCATTCCACGGACGATGCGCCGCGAGTCGCCGGGATGCGCCACTCGGAGACCTGCTGCTGCGCGAGTGACGTGTATTGGCAGATGCTGGCCCCTGGCCGCGATGTCCCCTCGGCCGGGTATAGCTGCAGGATGCGAGGTGTCGCTGAGCCGAGATGTGCGGCGAGCCAGTTGACGGCCTGGCCGAGCGGTTCGATGGACTGCGAGTCGAGCGACTGACCGGCCAGGAGCAGCCCTACGTCAGGCACTGGCAGCGAGAGAGGGACGTTATTGGCCAAGCGGCAGCCTCCGCAGGACGGCGCCGATCCGGGTGACTACGCGAGGAGCCCCAGTCGCATATGCCGTGGTCGTGCGTCGATCGGCACCGGTGGCCATCTGGCAGCGTTGCCGCCCGATGATGCCACCCACATCCGAGCGGATGAGCTCGCTCTGGGCTATCGGGTCCACGCCTGCCTCGACCTGCTCGGCCAGGGCATACCCGACGCGCGGATCGCCCCACTGGGGCAAGAGCGTCACCCGCGCACCAGGCCACAGATGCGGAGCGACGCGGGCCTGATAGACCATCTCCTCGTCGGCGTACCCACTCTCGGACTCTCGCACCCCGACTCCACCTGAGAGCTGGGCCGAGATGGTCAGCTCTCGCCAGGTCGAGACCATCCGTCCAGAGACTCGGCCGGACGCGAGATCCAGCGCTGAGCCAGTCGACTCCGTGGACCGGTCCGCGACCTCGACGCCGGACCGCATCACCAGGCTGCAGGGGGCGGAGTACGTGGCCGTGATGCTGGTGACCTGATTGGCGGTAATCGGTAGCTCCAAGCCGGTGAACCCGAGCCACCGCATCATGTCCACATCGGCCCAGGTCGGCGTCCATCCGGTCGCGGATGGCCAGGAGTTCACGACGCGACCATTACCGTCAATGCACCATCTGATGCGGCGACTGACTGAGTCTCGTGCGTCGTTGTCCCAGTCCTCCAGACAGCTGGTGACCGCATCCGCGTCTGCCTCGCCAGGAGCCAGGAACACCGTTGGGATGCCCTGGTGCGTGCCACCGTAGATGGCGGCCTGGATGGACACGGCGCCCTTTGCGATGACGAACCGTGTCGAGCTGTCAAGGTAGGCAGTTCCGCGCTGCCAGAGGCCCGTGGCGGTCGCTCGCTCTGATGTGCCCGATGGAGAGCTGGTAACGACGCCACCCCATCCCCACGGGTCCGACGTGCCAGGCGTAACCTGGAACGTACCGGCACCGCCTCCAGAGAGGCTGACATACACCCGGCCGGACGTGTCGATGCCTGCTGTCAGCGTGCCAGCCCCACCGGCTGCAGTCCATTGCGCGGTCATCTGGCTCTCTAGCGACCGAGCCGTAGACCACCCATTGAGGAACGACACGGCGTCGGGGTAGTGCCCGCCGTCATGCATCGCCGCCACCGCTGGGATCACGGTCGAGTCGCCTGAGCGAGTCAGGAGCGTGACGCCAGCCCATCGGGCAGCATCGACACCAGCCAGGAGAGCAGCGACCGTCATATCTAGCCCACCACCGCTAGGCGAGGCTCGGCGATGCCGCCTCGCATGTCCTGCCGTCTGGCCGAGCTGGTGACACCTCTCGTCACCACGTCCTCGCCGATGTAAACGATGACCGGCTGCGGGCCAGCCTGGCGGTCAGACCTGGGAGCTGTGCTCGCCGCCGATGGCGTGCTCTCGCCACCTCGAGCTCCGCTGCTCCTGCTGGCACCAGACCCACCGACGGCGCCAGCCCCCATGGCTCGTGCGCTCAGAGCGAGAGCCGTACCGGCTGCGGCCATGACACCGGCAGCGGCGAACAGGCCAGGAGCTGCAGGCAGGCCGACGATACCGATAGACGCCGCAGTACCGAGGGCCGTCAATAAGGTGGCATACCCGAACGCCTGAGCCGAGATACCAGCCAGTGCCTGGCCGATGGTCTTACGGACCGACTTCGCTCCAGCTTCTCCGGCCACGATGAGATTTGTGACCATCGTTCCGACGCCAGAGGTGAACGTCGAGACCACACTGGACATGATGCCGCCTACGTTCTGCGCCTCGGCCGCCATCTGAGAGACCGACGTACGCATCCCCTCCAGCATGCCCGAGAACGGCGACTCCTCAGGCTCTGCCGCCAGGATGGACGCGACCTCGCCGTACAGCGTCTCGGCGATGTACCGGCCCTCCTCGAGGGCGGTCCGTATCGGGCCCACGAGCCTCTCTCGCACGACGTCCTGCTCCTCCTGCGGCGGCCCGAACAGCCTGGCGAGCATGTCCTCTCGGCTGCCTGCCTCGGTGATGCCGCCGAGAGCCGCCGTCTCCATCTGGCGCAGCGGCGACTCCTGACCGCTGATGCCCGAGATGATGTCGCCAAGCGTCTGCTCAGGCTTAGCCGCGACTCTGCGAGCGCCATTGGCCTCTGCACCAGCGGGGGGCTGCTGCATCTTGGCCATGGTGTCGGCCAGGAACCTGGACCACTGCTGCGCCTGCTGCTGCAGCCCTACCTTTGTGACCGCAACAGCGACCTTAGCTCGCTCCACAATGGCGCTGCCGTAGTCCTTGACCGCGTCCATCCAGGGGTCTGCACCCTTCCGGCCGAGTAGACCGAGCTGCGTCCGATTGATGCGGTCGAGGTCTGCTTTCAGCCTATCGATCCGCCCCTGCAGCGCCGCCTCAAACTGGCGCTCGCCTCCAGCGGCTGTGATCTCTCCCACGAAGTCGACTCGGTTGCGGCGGAACGCCTCTAGCCGCTCGTTGGCGGCCGCCAGAGCGTCCGTCAGCTTTGCTGCCTGGGCATCCTGCAGCTCCATCGAGGTGACCTCGCCGGCCGCAACCTTGCGGAGAGCCTCCTGACGCTCTCGGAACGTCAGCTGCGCCTGGCTCGCCAGTCCGAGGCTGCGCGCGTACCGGTCTACCGCATCACCGAGGTCCTCGACCTCGAGCTTACGCGCGACCAGCTCGGCCGATAGCGTGCGCTGAGATGCGGCCATCTGGTCGACGCGCAACGCTGTCAGTCCAAACTTATCGCCCATCAGGCCGACGACCTCAGCGATGTCCGCGAACCCGCCGAACAGTGCACCACCAGCCAGCCCGGCGCCGACGAGCCGGAACGCATCGCCCAAGTCGTTAAAGGCCGACAACGTCGAGCTCAGCCGGTCGCGCGCCCCATCCAGGCCCGAGCTGACGGACCCGAGACCCGCATTGACCCGGCGCCCCTCCTGCTCGATAGCGCGCATCGACGATGCCAGCTGGTCGACGCCGGCCGAGGCCCTGGCGCCGTCAGCGCCGACCTCTCGCTCCGCATCGGCCACGGACTGCAGCTGCTGCTCGGCCTGGACCGCCCCGGTGATGCTGACCTCGATCTCAGTGCGTGCGATCATCGGCGGCGTGACTCCTCGGCCGTGATGGTATCCCACTCCTTGCCGACTGTCAGCACGCCGTCCACGACTACAGGGGGTAGGTCGCCCATGTAGCCGATCGGCTGTCCAGCGTCGGACCAGTCGCGGGCCCTGAGGATATGACGGATCGCTGCAGACCTGGCCATCCAGTCGAGGCACCACGGGGCACGCTCGCCACCTGGCCAGCACGATAGGCCATCGACCCACTCACCGGCCTGGGAGTCCGGGTCTACGTCCACTGGTGTGATCCAGTCTGCCGGGTGGGCGCTGACTACTCCTCGGCAGGAGCCGTCGCAGATAGGTACGTGCGCCCCGCGTCGCTCGGCATGGGCTCGCCTGACGAGGGCGCGGATGACGAGCCGGCCGGTTTTCCCAGGTGGCTCCAGGTGTCGATGCGCGCTGCTACCTCGGCCCGCACCTGTGGCCATTCCCGACCGATGCCACCAGCCGCATAAAGCACCTCGACTGGATACCCGGTCGGTCCCCGCGTCTCGTCGAATGAGTCGATGCTCACCAGGCCGGCTCGGATGTACTCGGCCTCGACCAGGGTGCGCAGTGGCACCGCCGGATTCCGGTCATGCGCCAGAGCCGCAGCATCCGACGCGGCGGCGAACTGCTCTCCGCTCAGACCTCGGATCGTGATGTGCGTCACGCCGTCGAGGGCATCGTCGCCGAGCTGCTGTCGCAGCACGTCCGCGTCCAGCGTCTCGCCGAACAGCCGAAACATGGACCGAACCCTGTCGGCCTCAGCCTCCTGGGCCAATCTCTCCGGTCCGACTCTCAGGATGTACCGTGCGATCCTGTCACGCAGCGCAGGGTCGCAGAGTAGTGGTAGCCGTCGGGTCTCGCTGGATCTCGTCGCGCGCTCAAATCCCATGCACACCTCCGAGGCGGAGGCTACACCGATATCAGGCGACGAACCAGAGCACCCAGGGAGTATTCGCGCCGTCGGTCGGGGTCGTCGTGTTGCCGTCGCCAGCGTAGTCACCGGCGCGGAAGGGCACGACCTGGGTCCGGTCATTCGCCGCGAACGTGTACCCGGGGTCCTCCGACGGCTCGACCGAGCCGACCCAGATGCCACAGCCGTTTCCAGCGGCGTTGGCGCCAGCGGCAGCGAAGCCGACTCCTCGCTTCTGGCTGCTCCGCAGCCACTCGCGCAGATCCGCCGCAAACGAGTTGGGCGAGTCGACCGTCATCGAACCGGACAGAGTTGCCGAGCTGACCCGCATATCGCTCATCCGGCTCCGAGTGCCCTGATCGGACACCGGCACCAGGTCGAGCTCGATGCTCACCGACCACTCGCGCACGGGGAAGGCTGCAGCGGTCCCGCTGTAGGGCGCGGAGTCGGCGCTGTGATCGGCCGTGACCAGGACAGGAGCGACCCGGGTCCGCAGAGCAGTCGAGCCCGCCGCGCCGATGAGCAGCGGCTCAGTTGGCGTGATGGTCGTGGCCATCTGGTACTGGCCATCGGCAAACCGGACAGTCGCCACGATGTCCACTGCGCCCGTTCCGGTGGCGGTGATGTCGACCTTCGCGATCCGGCCACCCACCGCCAGGATCGTGTCATACCCGTCCCGGGGAGCGTACTGAGCCGCAACGCTCCCACCAGCCGGGATGGCATCAGCCGTGATGAAGTACTGGTGACAGAGCCGGACCGTGGCCGTACCAGCAGCGGGGATGCCATGCGGCTCGACCGTCGTGACCACGTTGAGCCCGGAGACGTCCGAAGCCTTGACGGCTCGCAGCGTTCCATCCGGCTGCGTGATGGCGATGATGTCCCCGGGGAAGATGACACCAGCACTCGCGATCGAGAACGTGTTGGATGTGACGTAGGTTCCGGTCACGGCAGCCCCAGCAGACTGCTGGATGGCGCCGAACCCGGAAGCCAGCAGGACGCCGAGACCCGTCGCCGAGGGCAGATTCCCGCCCATGCCGCGGGCCTCCATCGAGAGAGGGACATCACCCGAGATGGAGCGCACCGGGCCGCTGGCATCGACCGCCGTCAGGACCCGGAGTGGCTGACGACCACCGGCCAGCGTCACATCGGCTCGCTCGTCAGTGGGCATCTTCAGATTCGCGGCGCCGGCCGCAAACGAGTCCTGGGTCACTCGGAGGCTGTACCAGGTCAGCGCCTGGAGTGCCGCCGTGTCCAGAGCACGGGCATCGGTCGGGTCGACGCTGCCGTAGCTGGATTCCTCGGCGACCATCGTGGTCGCTCCATTGTTCATGCCGGTCATGGTCTCTCCCACTCTGCCCGCAGGCGAATGTTGGTTACGGTGCCGAGGATACCACCATCGGCGGCTGGCACGTCCTGCCGCTCGACAGGAGGCAGGGTATACAGGTTGGTAGCGGCGGCGCCCCAGGCCGAGGCAGGCATCAGCGCGGACATGACGGCGGCTGCGTCCTCGGCCATGATGGACGCCATTAGGTGAGGCGACCGGTAGTCGCCCCGGGCGTAGCAGATCCTGACCACCAGGTCGTGCGCTGGGTAGTGCATGGTCAGGCCCACATACCTGTCCTGCAGCACCGAGCCGATGGCGTCCACACGGAATGCCCGACTCCTGACTGCCGCGATGTCCTCGAGCGGCATCCAGTCCTCGGCCTGGACGGGAACGAACGTCCTCGACGGCTCGCTCGTCGGGATCAGCCCCGAGATGATGCCGGTGACGGTGGAGATCACATCAGCGAGTGACACGGCTGGCGCTCCTCTCCATGACCTCGACGACCAGCGACGACGCCTCGTCCTGGGCCAGGGCCAGACTGCCAGGCGACAAGCCGAACCACTCCCGGAGCGAGTTGACCTGCGGACCGTAGACCCGAGGAAAGCCCGTCAGCCCGATCACCGCAGAATATCGGCTATGACGCAGCACCCGGAAAGAGCGGAACATGTCGCCGGAGAGCGTCAGGTCGACCAGCACGCCAGTGCGGCCAGACCGAGACACCAGGCCTCGACGGCTCTCCGACTTGTACTGACCATATCCGTCGGCATAGTGCCGACCGGTGATCGTCCAGCCTCGACCAGCTGGCGCTCGACCTTTACGGATGAGGCGTCGTGGGTGGCCTCGACCGTAGGCAGGCGAGCCACCCTTCGGGGCCAGTCGACGCGCCGTCTCAGATCCGAAGCTGACCGTCATCGGCTTGTCCAAGTAGGCCGCGAATGGAGCATCACGCACGTCGAGGCCCTTGACCTGGGACCGATAGACGATGTCGCCACGGATGCGGACCGCGAGCTGCTGCATTGCCTGCTCATCCCAGACGCGCGTGGGAATGCTGCCCGTGGTCTTGACCTGGAGGCTCATCGAGGGTCATCCATCCGGGGTCGGTGCACGACAGTCGGGAGCGTTTGCCGCGCGAAATCGACGAGGGACGGGTTCGTCACATGGGATAGCGGCGTGACTCCGATCGATGACGCCTCACCGGGCTGGATGATGTTGTCGTCATTGGCGTCGAGCAGCTCCAGGCGAGCAAAGCACCGAGCAACCTCAGCCTCGTATTCAGCAGCGACGGTCGTCCGCAGCTCTGGCCGAGGCTGGCCACGTCCGGCCATGTCGTCGAGGAGCACGAGCTGCGTCGCCAGGAGATGCGCTCGGCGGAACTGCGCCCCGGCAAGCTGGTCCTCCCAGACTCCATCTGGCAGCTCAGGCCGGATGCGACCGATGAGCGACGTCATAGCCGTGGCGATGGCATCGGCGTACCCATTGGTCCCGGGCTGATACAGCGTCCTCGCCCAGTTGGCCCCTCGGAGTAGCTCCTGGTCGGTCAGGCCCGTCGAGAACTCGGCCCAGACGACCGCCATTGAGTCGCTCTCGACGCCCTGGATCGTCGTCTCGCCGCTGACCGTCGCGGAGTAGGAGTACTGCACGAGGATTGGACGGACCGGGGCCGCAGGGAGGTGTAGAGCTGGAATCGTCGCCTGCCAGGTGAGCAGGTAGATGCCACACTCGACAGCATCCACATCGGTCGGCAGCGGCTCAGAGAGATAGGTGTACGTGGCATCGACTCTGATGATACGGACCGCGACCTGGCCATAAGATTTCTCTCCGATCCACGCGGCCTGAGGCACGCCAGCCTGCATCAGCGGCTCGCCCGACAGCCACGTCGTCGTGAGCCTGGTGCGGCTGTCGTCGATCGCCGAGATGGTGGCACCTTGCTGGCGCGTCATTGGGTATGCCTGGGCACCAGCTGGCCAGTGGACAGTGGCAGTCACCGCAGTAGGCACGATCGCTGCTGCGCTGGGCTGGTAGATGAGGACGAGCGGATGCCCGATGGTCGCCTTACGCATGTGACTCCTAGTACAGGGCATTGACGCGGTCGACATCGGCCGCCGTCGCCTGAGGGATACCGCGTCGCTGCGCCGCAGACCACGACATCTGCACCCACTGGTGACGACAGTTATAGCCGCCGCCGAAGAAGATAGGCGGCATCCCGGCCTGGCCATTCCTGAGCTGTGCAACCTGCTCCCGGGTCCAGGCCAGGTCGTAGACCTCCCGGCAGAACTGCCGCTGAAGTCCGTCGACCGGACCAGCATAGACCCATGCCAGCTCTTCGCCAGTCGGGTCCGCGCTGCGAGCAGTCGTCGCCGCGACGTAGCGGTCGAATGACGCGGTTTCGGTCCTCACATCGGTCTCGATGCTGCTTATGCTGCTCTCGATGGAGTCCCGCATGATGTTCGACGCGCTGGCCCAGTTGTCCGCGAACAGTGCGGCGTCGAATGACTGGAGAATCCTCATGGCGGTCGGTCGCTCGACCACCGTCCCCCAGAGGTCTGCAGCGTTGGCGTACCGGCTCTCCAAGGCTGCCACATAGCCTTCCGAGTCGAAGGTCTCTCCAGTGACGTCGAGGCCGCTCGCATCTGCGGTCTTGAGCGCCTCGGCTGCGACCTGCTCCAGGGACGCGATCCACTGCTCCTGCGCCAGGTCGATGAGCGGGACTCCGTCCTGGTCGGTAATGTCTCCGAGGATGGCGATGATGTCCTTGACCTGCAGCGCGTAGATACGCGCCCGCACCGAGTCGAGCGAGCCGCCACCGACGTAATCCTCGAGTGCTGGTCCTAGACGCTGAGCGATTGCTCGTAGAGAGGCAGCCACGTCAGCACCGGCCGAGTCCGCGATGGCAGACCGGCGGTCGATCAGTGCCTTAATGGATGCCGGCACTGGCTCAGACGCGAGCAGCACCGGACCACGAGTGCATACATGACCCTGGGGCCCCGCCCCGGTGGAGGCGTGGGAGGCCGAGGCGAGGCCCCAGAGCATCATGCCTCCGAGCGCGAGCGGCTCCGCTTGGGGCGGCTCGACACGACCTGGGGTGTCGTCTCGGGGTTGGCGTCGGTCGGGAGACATACGGCCGCCATGAAGTCGGCCACGGCCTGAGAGACGGGGTCAGGAACGACGTACTCAGGCACGAGAGATGGACCGCCACCGATGCCAGCGACCAGCG